CCTGGTGTGTATAAACCTTTTAATCACCAAAAAGAAATAGCTGATTTTTTATCTGCGCATAAACGAGCGTACTGCCTTAGTGAAGCTGGCACTGGTAAAACATCTGGGGTTGTATGGGCTTCTGATTACTTAATGGAGCAAGGCAAAATTAATAGGATGTTAGTTATATGTCCTCTGTCTATTATGAAAGCAGCCTGGGAGTCTGATATTTTTAAAACAGCAATGCATAGAACAGTATCTATAGCTCACGGCAGTAGTGAAAAAAGAAAGAAAATTTTAGCCCAAAATACTGATATTGTTATTATCAACTATGATGGGATTGAAATAGTTCAAAAAGAATTGAAGGCTGGTGGATTTGATTTAATAGTAGTGGACGAAGCTAACTACATTAAAACAGTAACCACTAAGAGATGGAAATCACTTAACAAATTAATTAATCCTGACACGTGGGTATGGTTATTAACTGGTACACCCGCTGCACAATCACCGTTTGATGCATATGGATTAGCTAAGATGGTAAATCCTGTTTCTGTACCACGTTACGCAGGGACATTTAAAGATATGGTTATGCAAAAGGTGGGTCAGTTTAAATGGATACCTAGATACAACGCTAAGGATATAGTGTTTAAAACATTACAACCTGCGATACGCCACACCAAAGAGGAATGCTTAGACTTACCAGACGTGTTGTACACTTGTAGAGAGGTAGCTTTAACGCCCCAGCAAAATAAGTACTATAAGAAACTTAAAAAAGATATGTACATGCAAGCGGCTGGGGAAGAGATTACTGTAGTAAATGCAGGTGTTATGCTCACTAAATTATTACAGGTAAGTTCAGGGTCTATCTATTCAGATGATGGGGAAACTATAGAATTTGATATAAAGAATAGAATGTTGGCGCTCAAAGAAATTATTAACGAAGCTAGTCATAAAGTATTAGTTTTTTGTTCATTTAGACATAGCATAGCTAGGGTTAAGGATGAATTAGATAAGTCTAAAATAAGTGCTGAATGTATACAGGGCAGCGTATCTATGGGGAGAAGGTCGGAAATATTTAATGACTTTCAAGAAACTCCGGACCCACGGGTATTAATAATTCAACCTCAAGCTGCTTCTCATGGTATTACACTTCATGCAGCTAACGTAGTAGTTTTCTGGTCCCCTGTGATGTCAGTAGAGACATACATTCAATGTTGCGCCAGGGTTGATAGAGCTGGGCAACGAAACCCTATGACTGTGGTTCATTTACAAGGTAGTCCTGTGGAAGAAAAAATGTACAAAATGTTGCAATGCAAAATAGACCTTCATACGGAGCTAGTTAATTTATATAAAGAAGAGATTGGGGCTTGACAAAGTACTTAGGTATGCTACGATTGGATTTTAATTAAAGAGAGGTGAATAAAGGTGAATACAATAATGACTAGCACTAGCGGTTTAAAAACTGAAATCAAAGAAGTAGCCGCTATGACGGGCGAAGATATTGAAAGGCTCATGAAAGCCGATATTAAATTGCGTGAAGAGCAGGCTTTTCATGAAAATAAAGCAAAATCAGTAAAAGAAAAAAGATCTAAAGTTCAATCTGTTCTTATAGAAGTTTGCCGTGTTTTAAAATCTGACAGCCTAAAAAATAAAGTGGGAACACTAACTAGAAGAGTTAAAAAACGCTATTGGACTACAGACTGGCCGAGCATGTATAAGTTTATTCAAGACAAAGAACTTATAGAGTTTATGGAAAAAAGGTTAAATCAAACTAACATAAAAGAATATATAGCTGAACACCCTGATGAATTACCACCAGGTTTGCAATCATCTTCTGAATATGCGGTGTCAATCCGTAAACATAGAAGCTACGAGGAGATAGAAGAATGACAAAAGAACTAGATGTATTTCAAAATAAACCTACAGAAATGGTTAAAAGTAATAGAGATGATGGGTTTTCTCATACCATATCTGGTAATTCTTCTACAAGTAAACGTATTTCTATACGTAATAACTTATTCAGACTGATTATTAATGGCGAAGAAATAAGCAAAAGCAATCAACGACACTTAGATGTGGTTATTATAAACGCTTCTCCATCTGTGCATAGGATGTTTTATCCCGAAGCTTACAGACCAGGAGCTAAATTATCTCCTCCTTCATGTTGGAGTTCCGATGCTCAAGTTCCTGATACAGACGTACTAGAACCACAGCATAAAGATTGTTCTGGTTGTCCGCAAAATATAAAAGGCTCAGGTCCTAATAACACTAAAGCATGTAGATTTAGTAGACGTATAGCTGTTGTTATGGCTGATAATTTAGAAGGTGATATATACCAAATGACTCTACCTGCTCAGTCTATATTCGGAACTGGCGATGATACGGGTAAACCATTAAATAAATATGCGGATTACGTTAAAGCAAATAAAGAAGCTGTAGGCTCAGTAGTTACTCGCATGTCTTTTGATGAAAACTCTTCTAGTACTAAAGTTAAGTTTTTGCCGATGTCTAGATTATCTGATGAAGAATTTGAAATCTCTAAAGGGCAAGGAGCTACTGACGATGCTAAAAGAGCTATAACTTTAACCGTGGTTAAAAGAGAGCCTGAGGTAGATGAAAAAGATTTACCAAAAGCTTTTAGGTTAGCAGAAGAACAAAAGGCTAAACCCGAACAGGAAGAAGTTATTGAAGAGCCTGTTAAAAAGAAAACAAGTAGAAAAAAGAAAGTTAAAACTGAAGCGGTCCAACAAGATTTCTTTAAACAAGAACCCCCTGAGGAACAACCCCCGCAGGATACAGATAATATAAGTCTTGATGATTTAGTATCTGATTGGGAAGATAAGGAGGACGAATGAGAGGTTATTCACAAATAGTTATCAGCAACAATAAAAAAGCTAAGCCTATTACACCCGGAGTTGAGTTAGGTAAATTATGTATTAAACTTATGTATCCAGCTGCCAAGGTAGCTCAAAAACTTAACACTTCAAGACAATGTGTTTACGATTGGTTTTGTGGAAAATCTAACCCAACTGAAGAAAGCACAGAAAAAATAAAGAGGTTAATAAAAGAACTAACTACTCAATATAAATAATGTTCCATCATGCATATAAAAGAATTTTTACGACATGTGTGGTCAGAACAAGGATTTTATTGCGTTGTAGGTAAAGATCAACAAAATATTATTCACCCTAAGTTCGTCAAAACTATTGACGAAGTAGAACGACAAGCACTAAAACTACTAAAAGATAGACAAGATGTCTATTTTGCTTGTTCTACTTGGGTGGAATCCACTGACAGAAAAAAACCTAATGCTAAAGAACAACGCATTTTATGGTTGGACATTGATTGTGGTTATGACGAAAAGAAACGCAAGTGGAAAGACTACCGCACAAAAGAAGATGCTTTAGTAGCTTTAAAAAAGTTTACTGGAGATACTAAATTACCCACCCCTACATTAGTTGATTCCGGGAGAGGTATTCATTGCTATTGGTCGTTCACTGAACCTGTAGATAAAATAGTTTGGCTTCCTGTGGCTCAAGGTCTTAAATTTTTATGTGTTAAGTATGATTTCCACGCTGACCCCATGTGTACAGCTGATGTAACTCGTATATTAAGAATCCCTAGCACCAAAAATTTTAAAGATATAGATAACCCTCAGGATGTTAAAGTTATAAAAATTGGTAAACCAACTCCATTTGAAGACCTTGCATCTATAATCCCTGTTCAAGTAGTAAAAGAGTTTACACCTAGAAGGGAAGCTGATGCTGCTACAAAAGCATTATTGGGGAACCACTCATCTAGATTTAGAAAAATTATTGAACGCTGCAAAATAGATGATGGGTGCGCTCAGCTAGAACACATAATGACTAAACAACAAGAGATAGAGGAGCCGTTATGGAGGTCCGGTTTATCAGTAGCCGTGCATTGTGAGGATAAATCAATAGCCATACACAGTATTTCTAAACTTCATTCAGACTATGATTTTGAAAAAACTGAAGAGAAGGCTTATCAAATACCTGCGCCTCACACATGTAAACAATTTGAGTCACTAAGACCTCCTGGTTGTAAAAATTGTCCCCATAAAGGAAAGATTACTTCTCCTATACAGTTAGGGAGAGTGATAGCCAGAGCTCGTGGAGTTGATAACATTATTGAAGCTAAGAGTGAAGCTTTAGACGAGATGGTCACTTATCAAATCCCTGAATACCCATACCCTTATTTCAGAGGTAAAAATGGAGGGGTATATAGAGTAATGCCTGATGACGACGAAGATGGTATTAAAATTTATGACTATGATTTTTACCTAGTAGAAAGGCTACACGATTCTAACCTAGGGGAATGTGCGTGGTTTAAGCTCCATCTACCTAAGGACGCTGTACGAGAATTTATAGGTAGAACTTCAGAGCTTATGACTAAAGATAAAGCAAGACAAATTTTAGTTGATATAGGTGTTATAGCCCACGGAAAGCAAATGGATAGTGTAATTAACTACATTGTTACAGCTATTCAGTCACAACAACGCGCTAAAGAAGCCTCTCCTATGCATAAACAATATGGTTGGAACCCAGGCCCTATTGAAGCTAAGAATAAAATTTTAATAGGCAACCGGGAAATAAGTGCTTTCGGTATAAAATATGTGCCTATAGCTGATGAGTTGAACGAAGTTAACCCAACTCTACAAAAGCAAGGGAGCTACAAGGAGTGGAAGAAAGCAATAAGTATATACGAACGCCCAGGAATGGAACTACGCGCATTCGGTTTCTTCTGTGCATTTGGTTCTTTACTTATGCCTTTCTTTGATTCCAGAGAGAAGTCAGCAGTTATTAACTTATATCACCCAGAAACAGGTCAGGGGAAGACTACTATACTTCAGGCCATGACAAGTGTTTATGGCAACCCGGATCTATCAGCTAAGCTTATTCAATTATGGGGGGATACTGCTAACTCTATCGTGCATAGAATGGGGTACATGAATAATTTACCCGCTGCTGTTGATGAGTTCACAGATGTTAAACCAGGAGAACTTCATACTTTTCTCAAGTTTATAGCCACAGGACGTGGTAAAAATAGATTGACCAGTGGGAGCGTAAATAGAGAAAGAGCTAACGATACGGTGTTTAATTTAATATGTTTAGTCTCCAGTAATACTGATTTTCGTAGTGTTATGTTTTCAGATAGGGCTAAGTCTAGTGGGGAAATGGCTAGATTTATTCAACTGCGAATAGAGAAAGATACCACCTTAACCAAAGAAGAAGCCGATGCGCATTTTGGTAGACTTTTTGACAACTATGGACACGCCGGGGAAATATATGCTCAGTATTTAATAGCTAATATAGACAAAGTTAAAAGAGAGCTACAACAAACCCAGAAAAAAATAGATAAAGAATTAAATATTAAGAGCGAGGATAGAAAATATTCAGCTACTTTAGCGGCTGTATTTTTAGGCGCTATTATTTCTAAGAGTTTAGGCATCCACAATATATCAATAACCCCAGTCTATAAAGCTATAGCTAAAGAATTAAAGAAATCTAAAGTAGATATTAAAGAAAGAGATTTCGACGCCCTGCAAGCATTAGGTAATTTTTTGAATGAATGCAAAAGTAATACACTTGTTATAAATAGTAAAATTGATTCAAGGTCTGGGGTTTCAGAAGCACCTATATTAAGACCGACACTTGATTTAAAAGTTCGTGTTGAGCCTGACACTAATACTATCTATATACCTGCTTCTATCATGAGAGAGTACACTAATAGTATTAAAGTAGATTATAATGATTTTATTAGAGGGTTGAAAAAGGAACAGGTATTAAAAAGAGCCTCACAAAATAAAACTCTACATAAAGGATTAGACATCAGCGCTCCGGCTGTTAGATGTTTATGGATTGATAACTCCACATTTGAAGATATACAAACAGAGAACCTAGACCTAGATATTCCCAAAAATGTTAACTAATGGTGTTGATTACCAAATCATGTGGCCTGACTTTAAACCGGGCTCTTCTATTTTTATCCCTGCTATAGATGTAAAAGCAGCTGTTAAAGCATTAAAAAAAGAAAGCGA